TGTCCAGGGTTGACCACGGGTAGATTCCGTGCACGTCGAACGGCGGGTACTGTCCGGTCCAGGTTTCCCGCTCCTGGTCAGGTGTGAATGGGAGTTCAGCGGTCATGAGGCACCCGCCCACTCGGATGATGATACGGGGCCCGCGGACGACGCATAACCGGACCATCTGGCACGGGCATCGGGCGGCGCTTCTCCCAGATCATGTCGGTGTACTTCAGTGGACGCAGTTCCCATTTCTGCACGTGCCCGAACCCATTCTGGTGACGTGCCCCAAGATGAGTTACATCACCCAACAGATCAAGCAGCGCATCAGCCTGTGCCTGGTCATCGCACGCCACAAACCAATCAAGCTCACGATAGTAATCAGCTGATAACACAGTGTTGCGGGCCTTCATCGCCCCCAGCCCACTATGATGATCCTTTGCTTTCGTGAACCTAGCCATTTCACGGGTAGCTGGCTTACGGCGTATCTCCACCGACGTCGAAAAGTCATGTATCGACACGATAGCGTCGCTTGTGCACCAGCCCCACACCCCTTCCCGCTCCCACCTAGACAGCGGAAGCGGGAAATCAGTCACATACTCATCAGTCATCGGCGGCAACGGCTTCCCATCACGCACCGCACGCTGATACGCCGCATACGACAACGGCGCATCCAACGGCGACAACGCACCGATAACCGGGGTGTCCAGATAGGCAGTCACCTGCAAATCAATCATGATGCCAGATCCGTGACCAGCTGGCGGATTTCGCCGGCGTTTTCCACAACGTGCTTGGTCCACTCGTCAAGCGACCGCTGTGCCTCCAACTGGTCGATACCCTCAATGAGGGCGACACCAAACCCCTGAGCTGTCTTAGCACCCAGGCGGGCCTCCCCACCCGGTGCCCACAACTCCAGCCCAGCCTGCATGACCTGGATTTGGGCTTTAGTCGCGGCCTGAGACACCCCAACCACACCCCACAGGCGGGAACCGGGGATGAGGATTTGCTGATCAAAAATCATCTGCGCAGTCCCCAAATCCCCCTTAGTCATCTGGATCATCCGCTGCGCCGGTGTCGTACCCGTGTCCTTCCGAGTACCGAACTCCTCGCTCCTGTACTTGGCGGCCCGGTGTTGGTCCTGGATCGGGCAACGCCAGTTATTCTCCACACACACCAGCATCAGGTCAGAGGCACGCAGAGTGCCGGACACAATGTCCGATTGTGCGGCGTAGCCGAGCAGCGACAGCATGGGCAGGTATTGTTCGACGCGGCGGGCCATTTCCAGTTTGGTTTTCGCCCCGGTCGAGGTGACCGCGCCACCGGAAAACAGCAGGTCCACGGCCTGTTTTGTCAGGCTCCCGTCTTCGATTCCTGTGTGTTCGATGAGGTGCCATGCGAGGGCTTCGCGGATGCCGTGGCGTACACTAGCAGCGGACAGGAACGGCACCTTCGAGATGTTGCCGGTTTCGGGGTCCATGACTTCTTGGGTGCGTAGCAGGCTGGTGTTGCCTGCGTTGCCTGCCCCGTGGTGGAAGGGGGTTTGCAGTGTGGCGGTGAGGGTGACTTGGGATGCGTATTTCGGTGTGATGGTTTCCATTAGTAGGGAATCTCCTCTTCTGCTTCTTTTTTGGCTTTGCGGGCGCGGTTTTCCAGGGCGGCTAGGGCCATGATGTAGACGATGGTGTCATCGATGTGGGCGGCCCAGGCTTGGTAGTCCTGGTTGATGACCTCAGCCGCTTTTTTCGCTGTTTGTGCGGCGTGGGTGGTGAGTACTGGTATTTGGAGTTTGCGGGCTGCGATGGTGATTGCCTGGTTGGCGTTGTCTGCACCAGCAGCGGCGGTTTCGATTGCTGTGGCGGCGCGTCCTCCCCAGAAGTCGAGGCGGCTTGGCCCGTCGTCGGTGAGGCTGTCGCGTAGCGCGAATACCAGGTCGATTGTGGCCTGGTCGAGTTGGTCAGGGTGTGGGGTAGGCATTGGTGTCCTCCATGATGGGTTTGGTGATGCACCAGAGTGCAAGGTCAACGAGGGGGGATGTTCGCAGGTGTTCTATGCGTTGGCTGATGTGGTACCAGTTTTCGAGTTGGTCGCGGGTTTTTATGGCATTGCCTGGTGCTCCGTTCTTGATGTTTTCTGCGGTGATGCCCATGCGGCGTAGGGTGAGGGCCGCCTCAAACACCATCTTGAATTGGGTGTGTTTGATGGTGATGTTGGTGTCTTCCATGCGGATGGTTGACGTGCCCCCACCGTGGTTGGTGGTGACGTAGGGGAGGACGTGTTTCTGCCCGCTGGTGGCGATGCACATCACCCATTCCCCAGCTGGTGGCTGTATCAGCAGGTCGATGATGGGGCGGGTGTTGGATCGGTTGGTTTGGCATAGCCCGGGCACATGCCAGGGGGCTTTCTCCACCGAATCAGGCAGGTCAACCCCGGGGGCGCATATCCATGACCACATGCGCGGCGACAAAGCCCCCTTACCTGAGCAGCACCATAGGGCGGCTGGTCCGACACGCCCAGTGTGGGCGCGCCACAGGGAATGGTCGGTGAAGTTCTCCCCCAGGGCACGCCGCGCATCCGCTGTTATTTCCTGTGGCTCACCAGTGATTGAGCAGATACCAGGTTCAGGTTTCAACAGCTTGCCCTTGGCCCCTTCAATGGGTGGGCACCCCACGGTGTTGTAGATGAGTTGCTGCGCGGAGGTCATAGTGGGTTCACCACCAGCAGTCCACAGCCGTAGGCTTTCGCCCGCCCAACCCCATTGAGCATGAGGCGTTCAAGGTTTGCCTGGTTCTTCACGGTGCCGTGCCCGTGGTAGCACACACGGTGATGCGTGAGCTTCGCCCCTTTACGCCACCCCGTGGCCGGGGTGAGGGTTTCACACTCCATGTCATGAATATTGAGTGCATCGGACAGCATACGCCGCCCCCACGCTTCGTGCTTATCATCAGGCAGTGCACGGCGTTTACCGGCTTTGCAGACGGTGGCGTTACCGATCAGGGAGAACTCCACCTGCAACCCCGTCGCCGGGGCCTCAATAAGGCGTTCCTCCATCACCAACCCCAGAGGTGTTGATGACCTTTGGACCGGGTGGCGATGCTGCACAGCAATAACCCGCCGGTCAGGAACCGCATAGAGCACGCGGCCCTCATTGGGGAACTCAGCCGCCACCAGACCGTGCAGCTGCTGAGAATCACGCGGCAATTCCCCATCCAGGTTCGCAAACCACGTGAGAATCATGGCCACCCCACCCCGGAATATTTATGGTCTAGTTCACATTTAAGCATGCAATTCTCCTTTCTTTGCATGAATGTCCCCCAACCGCCCAGCTATTCGACGCCACGTCGAGTAGGGAATCTCGGTGGGGGTTTTGTTTTTGCGTGCCCTGCGCACAATCTGCGTGGATTGATCGCTGCATACCATGACCCCGATTCCTTGGGGAATGTTGTCCAGCGCCCATTCGACTAGCGGCAAAGGTATCGCGTAGTAGAACGCGTGCGTGTGTTCCCTCCACAGGGCGGTCTTTTCGGGGCGTTGCAGCTCCTGTGCTAAGTCCTGTTTGGTGACTTTTATCTCAACCGCCCAGCGCTCGCCCTTGCGGAACAGGATAAGCGCATCAATGTACCTGATGCTTTTGCTTGTCCCTGGCTTAGCGCCCTGGACTGGAGTTAGCCCAAGTGGGGCGTGCGGGCATACAGCTTCATTGCGGCTCTTGTAGTCGCTATGGATCGCATAAAAGCACTGCTCCTCCGTCTTCGGCACGCCCAAGTACTGGAGAAATTTAAGATCCTTGGTGCTCATCGCGGGTCGCCCCTTGCGCATCGTCCTGCGCGTCATCGAAATGACGTTTCCACCATGCGAGATCGGATGGATTGGCGGCGAAACCAATGCTGTATTCGGTGGGGGTTCCGTGTCCTACAGCGTTGGCTGCGCTCATGAAATCAGCCGCGCTGGCACACACACGGTAGACGTCAGCTACGTTCACCCCTGCCTGTGCCAGCGCAAGGGTGGGGTATAGGTTGGCCTTGCCGCTCACGTGCGGTGCGGTAACACTGAGGGACCAAAGACCACTAGCTACCCCGTCACGTGACTTATCGGGGTCAATGACATAGCGCATTTTCGGGTACCCGCGTACCGTGAGGGCTTGGACAACCTGAAAAGTGGAGGTTTGCGGATCCACAGAATCAGGCACTTTCGGGGTGTCCTGAATCTGCACACTAGGCATAACCCCCTGTGACCATCTCGTTTGCAGATTAATTGCATCTTCCAGCACAGCCAGCATCACAAGCCAGCACTCGGGGTACCAGGTCACCCCAGTAAAGCTAGTCACCCACGACGGCGTGCCACCACCATGGGCAAGCCCACTCACCATCATGTCAGCCGCGCGACAAGCCACCATCCAAGCGTGCTTGTCATGAGTGTCAGGGGCACTAGATGTGCGCTGCACCATCACATACATTTGATCTAGCGCATAGGCCACGGCGCGGTTATTATCCTTGACCTCCGCACGCCCCAATGACGCGGTGAATCCACGCGGCCCCTCATCCCATGCCAGGGCGGCGGCGATAGTGCCCGGCTTACAGACCGATAGCAGCACGGTAGCTGCACTTAGCACGTGCACGTCACCACCAGATTTGACGCACCGGGTGAACTGCACGGCCACAGCCTCCATGTCACTACTGATTATGTCGTTGGTGGTAATCTCTGTGCACACTTCCCCTTCATGTTCAGGGCGGGGTTTGTACCCTGCCCACGGCGCGGCTGCCTCATCTTTCCAGTCACTCACAGCTGCACGCAGCGACTCCAGGTCATGGACCCGCTTAGGCTCACGTACTTTGGTGCCAGCCGGGTTTTCCAGACCATCACCCGGCGCGTCATCAAAGCGCCATAGCAAATCGGATATGTCGTTGATGTAGTCCACCCGCTGGTCATGAGTGTCATTGAGCGGTTCCATTATTGTTCTCCTTCTCTGGTTTCCATGATTCGGCGCGAATGGCGATCATGTCGTGGATTGCCTGGTATTCGGCTTGCCAGCGTTCTTGCGTGGCTTCGTCGTGTCGCCCCCAATGTTTATCGCGGCGTTCGGCGACGGCCTGCATCATTGTGGTTAAGGTGCCTTCCCAACAACCGATGCGGACGAAGATTTCATCGGTTCCGGTGTGCGCCACAGTTACCCAGCGGCTTTCTACTCCTGCGGGGCCAGCAACGAAGATGTGCTGTTTTTGGAACACCTCCGCGTTGCCGGACACCTC